TGCACCCCCTCGGCGTAGGCCAGAGCTGCATGCTACCTTTGTATATACCCTCTGCCACATCAATGAAGTCATGCGTGCCGCCGGAATACTCCAAAGCGGCCTCAATCCAATCGCGGCATCTCTCAAGCTCTTTATCCATGAAGCCTCGTGATCGCTAAGGTTGACGCTGGGATCGCTGGCACAGGCGAAGATGCTGCGGTGTAATTTAGGAAGCCGCTTGTGTTGTCGATCATGTAATTCACTTCCAAGTAATCACCGGCTGCAAGCGTGAATATCTGAGTGCGCGACGTGACAACCGTGGCGTTGTTTTGGTGAAGCGCCGTTGTCATAGCGCTGTCGGCAACATTTGTTCCGTTCACGCTTGGCCAGAAGTAGAAGTGAACCGTGCTGGCAGACGTTGATGATATTTGCGCGGAGAACGATATGACGTATTGGCCAGCTTCCTCGAAAACAATCCTTGAAGCTGGCGTGCCTTGTGTTATTCCGTCATTGCCGGTGGGAGCATCGTAAGTCAGCTTGTAGGCTGTGTTTGCTGCTACCGGCACGACGTCAGCCGTTTTCATAAAATCAGCGTGGCCATCCTCAAGAACAACCTGACGCCACTCGCCGTTCTTGGAAACCACGGGATACCCGTTGACGTTATCCCACAGCAAAACGCCATTCTCGGAAGCCGACGAATACGTTTCCTTGAATCCCAGCTGATCCAAAGCACGGCCCAAGTAGCGCCGCATATTCTCGGCCCACTGGTTTATGTTTTCCGTAATGGGTGGAAGTATTCGGCTCATCTGCGCCCGCCAGCCACTGCGTCAAGCCGCATGATGCCGACGCGCCAATCAGATGACGTATTGCCTGTGACCCGCATTCTTATCTGACGTCCAGTAAATCGCAGGCTTGTTGGGTTGGCCATGCTATACGGCCCGTAGTCTCGCTCCGTATCCGTTGGATAAAAACGCGTCTTAAATGTGGCATTGACGTCACCCAGCGTGTTTTCGTCTGGGATCATGCCGCGCACAGCCATTACGTTTTCACCAACGCCCAGCGCAATCGGGCCTGTCTCGGCAAACGGCGCTTGGCCACCGTAGTCAAAGCCAACCTCTTGCTCGTACAAAATGCCATCAGCGGCAATCCAGAAGGGCTGACGAAACACGCCTCGATCCACACCAGCTGTGCGGTCAATCGTGCCGGTTGTCCAAATATTTTCAGCGTAATCAAACGCAACGTAGCTGTCGCATTCTGTTGCGCTTGCGCTTGGATAAAACCACCAGATTTCGTTAAACCGGCTGTTCACAACGGCGTGAACCTTTGACCGCTGGTCATTGTTCATGTCGCTGAAAACATAGTCAGCAACCTCGCACGGCAAATCTCGCACAGATCCACCAGCGTAAATGAAGAACGAGCGCTGGCCCATCCACACCACGCCCTCGTCAATCGACGCAGCTGCGTTGGACGCAATCAAGCCGCACGAAGTACCAACGCGCTCAAAGCCATACACAAACGGCGGGCCACTATATGTGGCCGTGTGCGCGTCTTGATCTGTAAGGATCAACGACTGCCCGCGTGTGCGTAATCCTTTGAGGATTGTGCCGTTGGTTTGTATCTCAATGTCACCGGCTTCGTTTGTCGCCGCTGGCGTCCAAGTATTGTTATTTTCACGGTCAGACCATGCAACCTTGCGGGGGTTGCCGCCTGCGCCAAACGCAAACACAAACCGTTCTTCTGTCACCATCATGCCAGAGCAGTTTGTCGGGGCGTTTGACAGCACGGCGGCGGGCGTTGAAGCGTTAAGCTGCCACTGGTAAATCTTGCCGTCATCGGCTGTGTTAGCCAGCAAGTATTCGCCCCAGTTTTCCAAGCTCCATGTGGTCGCTGGCAAAATAGAGCCGGTGTCTTCTGCGGGTAACCCGTAAAGGCTGCTGCCGTAAACATTGCCGCCATAACCAGTGAAGGACGTGGAATCCTGCCTGCCTGCGGTGAAACCGACAGGCGTGATCTCGCTTACAGTGTTGCTTGACGTCATGGCGTACAACTTATTGTACGTTCCAAACGCCACGCGGCGATCTCCGTTGTTGCCCTCCCACGCAATCATCGTGCGGGTCACGCCGTCCAAGTCAACGCTTCCGCGCTGACGCCAGCCGCCAACGGGGCGCAGCGCGCCTTCGTGCCAGCGGATCAGGTTTGCATCGCGCCAGCGGCCCTGAGACTGATATTCAGTGCCGTTACGATATTGGCCTGCGGGTATGTTAAGTGGGATTAACGGCATGTGCCTTCTCCCCCTTTACGGCTTCGTCGGCCAGTCATCATCGGCCAAGCTTGGCCAGTTAGCGTGGGCTGTAATATCGCGCAAAGCCTGACGGTAGGTTGTCATCGGCGCATCCATCGTTACGTCGGTTAGCGCAAAGTAATCTGTTTGAGCCAGCAAACCATCACGCTTGGTTCGATTACGCTCTGCTTCTGCTGCATCCAAGGTGGCCTGATAAGCCGCTTCATGCTCTGCTTTTGTGGTTGTAACGCCATCTTCAGTGGTGTCTTGGAACATGTCACGGGCAACATATTTCTCTACCCAATCGCCATTTGCGTTTTGCTCAACGCCATCACGCGCAGAGCTTTGATATGCACCTGTGCTGGCCGCTGGGCTGCGTAGCACTGGGTCTAAGTTTAGTGCATCTAGCGTTGCAGCTTTCCATGTGCGAGGCAAAGACATGTTGGGGTTAGCTGCTCGCCATTGCCCTTGTGTTTTTACTTCGCCTGTCGTTCTGTTGCGGTATTCTGACATGATTGAAAGTCTCCTGTGTCAGTTGATTATGCGATTGCGTAAAAGATATAATCACCCGCAGTAAAGCTGCTGGTAATCGTGAAGCCTGACGATAGCGGATCAATGTAATCCGTGTTTGTCACTTCTGCCGTTGTTGAGTTTAGCAGTAAATATGGGTCATTGCCTGACACAATGCCTCTAGTGCTATCCCAAATATACCAATCGCCAGATGCGTCAGTGCGCTTCAGAAGAACAAACCTAGCGCCTGAGCTGAAGCCACAGTCCACGTTTGTTGTTCCAGAATGCGTTACTGAACCCACCTTGGATATGCCAGCGAGTGAGGCGAATAGGTAGGCTATGTAGGTGTCACCAGAGCCGTTGACGTTTATGTTAGGTGTTACTGTAAAAGTTGAAGCATCAGGAATAACTACTGAACTGGCTCCACCAGAAGAACCATTGCCGCTACCATAATAGTTAGCCAAAATCGATGTATCATAAGCTGCGGCATTAGCATTTAAAAGCAAAAGCTTAGAATTTATAAAGTCAGGAACATACCAATCATTAGTAGCGTTTCTGCGCTTGTGGATCATAAGCTGCGGCGGCACAGCTAGATTATGCGAAATGGCTCTAGCGGTTGTTCCATCCCCCGTGTATGCCACTACGTCCATGTAGCTAGGCGCACGTTTCCACATCCAGCTAAACGCATCACTGGCGTAAGATGAAGCACCCCAACCATTCATGTAGTCAAACTTGTATATATTGGCACCACCTTCAGCCGCAGTGCTGTTAAGCACCAATTCTTTACCCTGCAACAATCGTGAACTTGAGTACCAACTGTCCGAAGCGTCTTTTCTTCTGACAAATTGAAAATCAACAGGGAAGTTAGAAGTCCAGTAAGGTTCACTTGAGTTTTGCTGATCAATAGCAAACACCTCAGTCGCACTCTCAGGCGGCGCAAGTGGGCCACGGCGTATGGCTATGTAGATGTAGGTATTAGTATCTGTTGAACTAAAGGTTTGTTCAAACCCGTTTGCATGTAAATTAAAGCTATCAACGTAATCAACTTCAGCCGCAGAACTATTTGCAGTTAGTAGAGGATCTGCTGCCCCGCTGACCACTCCACGCATGCTGTCAACTATGTTCCATTCACCTGTGCCAGTTGCTTTTTTGTACATAATCCACTGTGGCTCAAAGCCTATGTCAATTACACTTTGCCACGTTGATGACGGAACAAAACTACCACACTTGATAATATCTTGATCACCATCAGGGCCGAACTCACCGTCACCACTGTCGTTGTGTGCGAATAGGTAGACTACGTAGTTTGCATTGGTTTCATTGAAATTAAAGGTTACAGAAAAGTTAGTGTCTGTAGGCGCTACGTCAGCCCACCAACCAGAGCTAGTAATAGCACTACCTGTACCATTAAGCTGAATAGCTTTTGTTGCACCTAAGCTCCTGTGGAAACAGCGCCAGTTGTTTGCAGCGTCTGTTCTTTTAACAATATAAAAACCCGGAGTTGAGCCTAGATTGTGGCTTATCAAACGGGAACTACCATCGTTAGTTGTCCCATCCCCAGTATAAGTCACCACATCAAAAAACTTAGGGGCCTTCCTCCATGTCCAAGAGGCGTAGTCTGTTGCATTCTGCGTGAAATGAATACTATTAGGCGCAGTATAACCAGAAGAACTAAACCCCAGAGACGAATCTTGAAACTGTGCGTTTGTTAAATTAGACCGCAACCCATAGCTATCCCCTCTTTCACTATCTACCAACCAATGATCTGAGTAATTACTATTGCCCCCCGCTCTGCGTTTTGTCCAAACCAAACCACCTTCACCGCTTAGGTCAATCCCGTTAGTAATCGTTTGTGAAGAGCCTGTGCCAGTATACAAATAAGTGCTGAACACCTCATTTACATCAAGGCCAGCACCACCAGCATTGCCAGCCGCCGCTTGTAATAGCTTTTTCTTCGTAGCCATCGTTTATCCTAACGCCTGCCCAGCCGTAAATCCGTACCAGTTTGTGCCACCGTCTCTGGTGTAAAACACGAA